GATCAAAATACTTATCTTCTTTAAAGTTAATCATTTTGCCTACTGCTAATGGCTGGTGCATTTCCCTAATGTTCCCACGGAACTTTGCAAAGGCTGACATAGATGCTTCTGCTGTTACGATATCCATCTGCTTATCTAGGTTGTCTAATGATGCAAAACCTGAGACGATACGTCGCTCTTTGTCGACCTTACTAAAAGGCATTGATAGACGAAGATTTTCCCCATCTGAATTCCAATGGGCTTTGGATATATTACTCACCACTATATTATACCCTCCATTTTACACAAGTATCACATTCTGGACATATCGGACATTAGGTAGTTTTTCTTCCTTCGCCCTTTGGATTTCGTCCAGCAACGGTAGAGGAACTGTCGGAGTTGTTGTTTGTTCTTTCAGCATCTCTTGCTCTTGTCGTGGTTGCCTCTGCTGCTGCCTCTGGCTTCAGATTTAATACTTCATCTCCACCATCTCTTTGTGGCATATCCAAAACAACTCTTGCCTCATTAGGGGTCATAATCTGATTCTTCACATATCTCTCAAGAATTTGAGACTGTGCAATTTCATCAGTTAAGGTTAATTCATTAAATACAAACTCAATAATGTCTGTTTTTTCACGAATAATCTTGTTAATCATTTTCTCTAATTGTCTTTGTGCAGGTCTTGCAACCTGTTCTTTAAAGGTGCGATCCTGTGCAAGTGCTGCTGCAATAGAGCCAGAATCGCCTCCTCCTAATTTTGAAAGTGGAACTTGATGTGCTACCAGAATGTCATCACGGTTTTGTTTTCTATATTCTTTGAATGATCCGTCTTGTATTCCGTCTTCAATTGGCTCCATCTTAAATTCTACCTTATTGTTTTCGGTATCACCTGGTAGTGGGATGTATAGTGTTCTGTGTGATTGACCACGAAGATTTGTCTGTAAGAATCTAAACATCTTATCTTCTGCGTCTCCAGAAAGTTTTGCACCCTTTAGTGTGACAACATATCTTGGCACAGCCTTGTTTGCAAAGTAATCAATATTATATTGTGATGCCAAAGAGTCGCCGTGTAGTGAGTTAATAGCAGACATAATGTCTGGAACTCCATAAAATGTATTTAATGGAGAGTATTGCTTAAAGTGAATAATTTCATTTGGCCGAGAGTCAGTAGTCAATGGGTTTGGATTCTTTGCTCCAAAATTGCGGAAGTAAACAATCTTATTTCCAATGATCTGAACATATCCATCTTTGAGCCTTCTGACTCTCATAGTTGTTGATGGAATATGGCCAACATATCCAATCTCTCCACGAATGGTTCTGCCTATTTCTAGATATCCGTTTCCAGTTGATTGTAAATCTGTATAAACCTTTTCCATTGTTGACGTAAAAGAATCATCATCATTTAAAGATTCTAGCCAATCTCGCATCTCAATCTTTGCTCGTTCAATTCTTTTTCTTGCCTTTTGTGTTGCACTATTATCTTCAGACGCCTCTAGTCTAAGCATTGTTCTTGGAGAAACTTTAAACTCATAGCCAAGTCCTACGATATTTTCTACCTTCGCATCAATTGCTGCATGGTTAGCAAAAGATGTATCATAATAGTTTGCTAATTCATAAAGATTCCATGGTGGTGTAATGACATCAAACATTCCATAGCCGTTTACATATACTAATCCTGGGTTTATTTCTTTTGATTGTGCTCCATCAATACCGCTTTTTCCTGCAAGTGCTGCAGTTGTATATTGTGCTGTTGGCTGTATAGCCTTTGTAGAAAGCCTACTTGTTCTTCTTTTAAAATTTGCATCTAAACCATCTAATGTTTTTAATGTATCCCAAGTGCCAATGAATGGATCTGATTTTGCAAATGGCTCTTCTTTGCTTATTGCTTCATCAATCTTTGCACCTATTGTATATTCTTCCATGCTATTCCTCGTCTCCATATTTTGCAATTGTGTCCTTTGCTGCCTGAACTGCACCTAAGTCGTTAAGAGAAGGAAGTAAACCAGACTTCATTCTGTCTACTTGTTCTGAGTACTCTTCTTCAGAAACCCTTGTTCCGCCTGGAACAAATATTGCTTGACCGTCCCCTGGATCTCCATAATGCATTGCTACCTTTTTTAATTCTGCAATCTTAGAAACGTCTCCCTTTTCTGAAGGAATATTTAAAACAGATCCGTGCCCATCTGTAAACCACTTTCCATTTGCCCGTTTATATACATAAAGACCCCAGTTATAGTTCTTTTCAATAACCTTGCGTCTTACATTTTGTACAATTGGCTTACCAGTTTTTGGGTTAATTAATGAATCCATGACAATAAGTATACCATATTAAACTGGATCAACTATAAATTTGGACCAGTTAACGTCAGTATACAAGGAATAGCCATAGTCCTTTAAAGTTACAGGGCTGTTATCGCTGACTATTATTTTGTTTGTTCCCGTGTAACTCTTATAGACTTCGGATGGGTCTACCCCATAATAACTTGTTTCAGAAAGAACAAGAACTTTGTTCCAGTTAAACGAAGGAGCATTCCAGAACTCCCAATCTAGGTCAAAACCAGATAAGACTTTAACCCTAAACCAAGGCCTCTCTGATACGTTCTGAACCTCCTGCAAGTTGGTTGACTGGTAGTATGATATGCTATTAAATAACAGTGGCCCAGTCAATCTTATTGCCCCCTCAAAAGATGAAAAGATTAAACTGTCAGCAAAACTTATGCCTAAAAATCCCCACTCCTGAAGAGTTAGTACTGGCTCCTTTACAACTTTTCCGTTCCAGTAAAAACCAATGCCGTCTTGAACCAATCCAGTCTTTGCATCTATTGCATATATTTTTGCTCTTCGTCCACTTGGGTCGCTTGCAACCATATAAAACTTTATGTATGCAGTTTTACTTTCTATTTCAAATATTTGAGTTGGTGCGTAAGGAAAGTAGTCTCCATCAAACCTAACTGCCATTTGCATTGCAATTACTTTAAAGTCATTTGCCCTGCTAGTATTAACAGGAATTAATAATCCTCTGTTTACGAGTGGGTCATATTTTCCTCTAACCTGTACCCCGCTTGTTTTGGTAAGATATAAGTATGAAGAAGATCCATTGTAGATTGAAAATGGATTTTGTCTTTTAAAATCATAATATATTCCTGTTTTTGTATAAGGATAAATTGAAGTTCCAAATCTTGTTCCTATTGGGCTTGCGTCTGATTCGTTAAGTGCTTGAGAAGCATAGGCAAGTTTTTTAATGTTAACATTGTTTGTGTTTGAGTCTTTAACATTTATGTCAACGTGAGTGACAATAGAAAGATCATTAAAGTCTACTCCAGAAGGTGGGTAGATTATCATGTTATCTACAACCTCATATTTGGTTGTCATCCAGTCTGAGCCTGGAACCAAGATTCCATTTCTAGAAGGTCTTTCTGTTTTTGTAAAATAGAAAGGGGTTTGATTTGCTCCTAGTTCTGTATATTGAAAAGTTACATAACTTTTAACAACTGCGCCATCTGTATCATACCTATAGTCTTTTGCTATTTTATTTTTAAGATCTTCATAGTCATTATAGCCAGTAAATAAATAGTTATCTAGCGATTCATATGTTCTTTGAACTGGTAATCCATACTCATTTGCAAGTTCTGCATATGTCCATGAAACTGGATCAGTTTCTATTGCAATTGTTTTTGATGGTATAGGATAGTCAATATTAAACTGTATAAAGTCAAGATCAAAATATTGATCTCCTCTTTTATCAAGAACAGATTCAGCAAAGTATGTTAAAGGAATTTGATCTTCCCAGTATGCGTTTGCAGATACAGACAATTTGTAGGCATCAAAAACCTTGTTTGGAACAAGGGTATAACTAGCAACATGATCAATGAGCGCATCTTCCTCGTCAACAAAAACTCCTCCACCAGAAATACCTCCATTAACGGTACTTGTTGTTCCTCCAAGTGGTGGCATAGAAGTGGTATCTATTCCACCATCTATATTTATCAACTGATTATTTTGATATACGGCAAATAAGTCTTCATTCCATACTGGAAATCCAAGTTCGTTAAACAATCCCCTGATTTTTTGAAAGTTGTATTTTGTACAAAATCCAATCTTATAAATTTTTCCAGTAAAGGTAGAATTTCCAAGTTTGTCTCCACCGACATATAGTCTTAAATCAGACAACGAACCAAAAAATTCTGATGCTCGCTCTCCAAATCTTGAAACAAATGCTGGGATGTTTATTCCTATATCAACCAGTTCGCCTGGATCAGCAACTAGTGGCGAGTACAAGGTTTGTGGAGTTCCCTGATAATTAATTGAATATGATATCTGATTATTAATTAATTCTATTGAAAAATAACTCGTGCTGTTTTCTTTTTCAATTCTAAACAATGTTTGTTTTTGAGGAGATGACTGAGGAAGTCTAAAGCATCCATAGAAAGCAGATGTTGAACTTTTTATAAAGTCAAAGTTTTCAAATAAAATGTGTCCAGAAACATTATTCCACGAAGAGTTTGG